ATAGAATTAGCCAAGAAGCCCAGCATGGTGAATTCTAACAATCAATTCAATTTGAATTTCTTCCTCAATGAAACTTGTAAAAACGCAATGAATATTCAAGATTTCATTCAATCTATAAAATTAACCACACAAGATTTTGAAACAACAGGGCGTTTAGGTTTCGTGGACGGTATTTCACGCATATTCATCAATGAATTGAAACGTTTAGAAGTAGAACGCCGTCCTCTTCATTGCACCGATATGAAAAGAGAAACCGTTTATGTGAAAGACAATGATACATGGGAGAAAGAGAACCAAGAAAAGAAAAAACTGAAATGGGCTATTAATAGTATTGCTCAATTGAATTTAAACCAAGTTCAACAATGGCAACAAGAATACCCAGAATGTAGGGAGAACAACACTGTGGCGAACACCCGTTTCAATGAGATGGCGATGATAGCATTAGGTGGTTTTGGAGATGAACAAGTAAAGAAATTTGATGATAAAATAATGAAAAATGTCATGAGAGAAATCGTAGTTTCAAAAGATATCTAATTATTTTCGTTCGATATATATATGAATCAATTACATAAAAGGTTCTTACTATTTTTGATAGGATGTATTGGAACACGTTCATTATTCGTGTATCTTGCGAAAATCGCTAATATCACGTGGTTAAATTATATGGGTTATTTAGCACTATTACCAGCCATAGGTTTTATATATATTTATTTAACAGGCACACGACAAACTGGTCCAGAAGTATTTGGCGAAAAGATTTGGTGGAATAATTTAAGACCCGTCCACAGTTTATTATACTTTTTATTCGCGTATAACGCAATTATAGGGAATAGAGGCGCTTGGATATTTTTATTGATTGATGTAATCATTGGGTTAACCAGTTTTTTAGTATATCATTTACTATTACGTAAGTAAAAAAATATGAAAACATAATTTTCATATTTTTATAGGGGACGCACAACAATTACAAAATACGACTTTTTACTTCTTTGGAATATACTCTACCTACAATCTCAGTTTTTTTTATATTTTTTATTTTAGTATAAATAACCACTAAATTCACCATATATGAATATCTAGAATACTGTTTTGCTAGCATACAACCTTGAGTTACAATTTGATGTAATTGTTTTTTAGTTAAATCCATACCATGAATTTTAGCAATTACATGGCAAGATGAAAAGCCTTGCACATGAAACCATAAATCATCAGTGGTTTCAGCCGAATTGTCTATTATTTGAAAATTTTCTTCGGCATTTTCTCCTACTTCAAAGATAACGTCGCTTTTTAAACTTTCAATATATCTGGGTATTTTTTTCATGATTGGTTGATGTATATATTACACTATATTATTTATATTTGTTTCTATAATATTTTATTTATTGAAATTAATCTATTTATATAACATATGGAGGAAGAAATAATAAAAGATTTATTAAATGAAATGATAGAAATAACAGAATTTGATTATTATATTCCAAAAGATTGGAAACCAATATTGAAACCTGTGAAAAATATCAGATTTAATGATGATAAAAATATAGAATATCCTATCATCGACCGTCAATATTTAATCGACAATGATTTGAAACGAAAAATATGGTATAACCGAGATGATATGGCCCGTTTCGCGAATGAAAGTTTTATAATCATGCGATTATTGAAAAGTGGGTATAACGTCGACGAAGACCTTTTATCAAATACATTATTTCCAAAACCGACGGAAAGAATAGATGAATCAGTGTATCCAGATGAAGCCAGTTAAACCAAAATTGAAATCTTCAGGGTTTAAAATTCGGGTTCATGTTTTTTAAACAAACAGCCTTGTTTCAATAAATTGGGTATAGAAGCAATCATATTGGCGTCTTGATATTGAGCGGTATCTAACCATATTTTTATAATACAGAAGTTTTTCTTAGGAGAAATGGTAATGCCGTTAATATGTTTGCTTAGTGTGGGGTCAACTGTTAATGTTTCGCCACATAACGCATAGAATAATTGTGTCCACACTTCATAGACCTGTTTATTCGCGACTTTGTATGAAAAACAACCACCGACCCGATTTTTAGGGTCTTCCCACATAGGCGTAATGTCCTCACGCATAACAAATAACATACAATTTTTTACGATATTTTCGTTTATTTTATCATTTAATACTAAAACTTTTTCAACAGTATCGATACTGTTCATAACAATTGTATAACTGGATAAATCCCATTTATTAACGTTTGGTAAATGATAATATAAATCCCATTTACCATTCAAAGTATGGTGTGGGGTAGGAATACTCATCGCATCCGCCATCATTACGCCCGTATATTATAGTTAGATATCTTTTTATATACTTTTCTATTTTAGCATATTTTATGCCCTTGAATAATATAAAAAAATTATATTTATTGTCTTGACAAAATAAATATAATTTATATTTCTGTTTCTTCAACAGTTTTTTCAACTATTTCTTGTACTGTTTCTTCAATCGTTTTTTCAACTGTTTCTTGTACTGTTTCCTCATCACTTCTATTCTCAACGATAACGGGTTCAGTATTTTCTATCACCTGTGTGAAATGCTGAATAGTAGTAGGAGATTCATCTACGGTCGTTTCATTTTCCATTTCATCAGGTTCCTCGGTTCCATCCTGACTACTAAGTTCCACCCAATCATCCAAATTATTTTTATTCACTATTTTATATTCCATTTTATCTAACACAATATATTCATGACTTTTCAATTCAAAATTGTTTAAATTATTATCCATTATTTTTAATACATAAGACATATCAAAATTTTTAGAAGAATTCATATATTCCAACTGACGTTTTACAAATGACGAAGACAATATTTCATTACCCACCAAATAATCATTGCGGTCTAATTGTATAGTAATAGACGATTGATTTTCTGGGTGGCAATATTCAATATTCAAAAATTTCACTTTGGATAATTCATTTGGTAATTCAGCAAAGCATTCATTATCGCGATTACATATTTTATATATATATTTATTATCCGTTTTCATAGTAATTAAACATTCGTCCAATATTTTTTCTCGTTTCATGACGTGTTGGGTAGTGTAAAACCATTGGGTGAAACTTTTCAAACGTGAATCGGTTTTAATACTTGATTCTTCTCCATTCGTATCAAACACAGGACATTGTTCATAATTCTCATTAAAACTATAATTCAAAGTAGCTTTATCTAATTCGGTTTGAAAAATACAAGATATAGAAATCCATTCTGGTTCGAATGGTTCAATGCGGTATGATAAAATCGCAGAATGAGCAGATTTCAGGAAATAAATTAAATTTTCGCCAGCAACATCAATGAAACCGCCTTTTTTACAATGAGTAGTATAAGTATCAATCGCGAATTGTTTGGCTACACCATAGTAAAAGGCGATTTTTAATCCTAATCCGTCATAATCATAATTTTTAATAAATTCATACGCAATCAACGCACACCTTTGAACATACCCAACCGCAGCAAATAGGGCGATATTCATAAAAGCTAATGTATCATAAAATACAGTTTCAAAATCCATCATAATAAAAGTATTAATAAATATACTATGAATAAATAAGTTATTTTTAACTCAATTTTATATATATATTATGTAAAATGACGCATAAAAAATATTCAAAAGGATTATTTATATTTCATCGTGATTTACGCATCGTAGATAATATAGGTCTCTTACAGGCGAGTAAAGAATGTAAAGAATTATATGTATGTTTTATCTTTACACCAGAACAAGTAGGAAAAGCAAATATCTATCGTTCGTCAAATGCTATACAATTTATGATTGAGAGTTTAGAAGATTTAGCAAGTGAAATTAAAAAGAAAGGAGGAGAACTTTACACATTTTATGGAAAACAAAACAAGGTTATCGACCAATTTATCAAAAAATGTCATATTGAAGCGGTATTTTTTAACAAAGATTATACGCCATATGCGGTAGAACGTGATAATTCAACCGCCGAATTTTGTAATAAACATCATATTGAATGTAAATCGTATTCGGATTATTATTTGTTTGAACCGGGAACAATAACAACTGGTAGTAAAACCGCTTTTAAAAAATATACGCCCTTTTATGAACATGTTATTCAAAAAAAAGTAGAGAACCCAAATATGAGTCCAATTCCAAATATGTCTGAAATTACTGTTTTGTTGGAAAATCGAATTCCACTGAATGATGCCGCACGATTATTCACGAAAGAAAATCCGCATTTATTGGTACATGGTGGACGTAAGCACGGTATACATAGATTAAAACAATCATTGTTGGAACAGAGGGATTATGAAAAGAAGCGTGATTTTCTCAGTTATAATACGAGTTTTTTGTCGGCATATATAAAATTCGGCTGTGTTTCAATACGTGAAGTATATTATGCGTATAAAGAAAAATACAGTGTCGGACATGGATTAATAAGAGAACTTATATGGCGAGAATTTTTTGCGCACGTTCTCTATGCTTTTCCAGAGGTCGTTGGTAATTCATATCAACCTAAATTTCAAAAAATAAAATGGCGGCATTCAAGTGTGGATTTTCAACGATGGTGTGATGGTGCGACTGGATTTCCAGCGGTAGATGCGGGTATGCGACAATTAAATGCGACGGGATATATGCACAACCGATTGCGTATGTTGACTGCGAGTTTTTTAATCAAAGTATTGTTAATTGATTGGCGTGAAGGAGAAAAATATTTCGCGAAGAATTTAACTGATTATGATATTGCTTCCAATAATGGAAATTGGCAAGGAATTAGTGGAACGGGAGTAGATATGAAACCATATTTCAGAGATATGAATCCATGGATACAATCCGCGAAATTTGATAAAGATGCGGAATTCATTAAAAAATGGGTGCCTGAATTAGCCGAAGTAAATGCGAAAGATATACATAAATGGTATGTTGCTCATGCCGACCCGAAATATAAATCCATACAATATTCCAAACCTATGGTGGACTACACAGAACAAAAAGAAAAAATGATGGATATGTATCACGATGCGCTAAATTAAAAACAAATAGTAAAAGAAAACGATATAGAATTTATTTTGTCTAGAGAATATATACCATGCAAATATTTATCAAGACACTAACAGGCAAAACCATTACTTTAGAAGTAGAACCAAGTGATTCGATTGATAATGTAAAGACCAAGATTCAAGATAAAGAGGGTATTCCTCCAGACCAACAACGTTTAATTTTCAGTGGAAAACAGCTCGAAGATGGTCGTACATTAGCGGACTACAACGTACAATCTGACAGCACACTTCATCTCGTGTTGCGGCTTCGTGGTGGATAAAATTGAATAAAAACCCATATACAAATATAATTATAAACAACCCTTTTATAATTATACAAACAAGATGATACATCGTTTGCTTTGTTTCTTGATATTTACAACGAATTTGAAACCGAATTATGAAAATTTACGAAGTCCATATATAACCCCTACCGATAATATACTAACGAAGGTTCATACGATGTATTTTAACGAATATTTTCATAGTATTATCGAAGAAGAACATGAAAAAATAGTCATGGTTTCCGCCGTAGCATATGATGCGTGTAATAAATACGCAGGAAAACAAAATAATCAAACCAGTGAATTTTTCAAACATACCATGGATAATGTAGAAACGTATGTATCAAAAATGATATCATCAAAACACGATACTACAAATATAACCACAACATACGAACCACCCTTATATAATATTGTCGAATTTTACAAAGGTTCATCCATTCCCAATGAATTAACCCTATTTAAATCATACAATTTCGATAAATGTATGGTATATAATTATAATTATGATAAATGTAATATAGCTATATGAAAAAAGTTTTGGATAGACCTATATAAGAAAATATCTAGAAAACCTTTGTAAAAATATATATTGTAAATATATAATGAAAAATATATCTAAATTTTTATATAATTTTATTGAAGAAAATACTAAGTTATTTGATTTAAAGCAATATAATGTAGACCATTCTATGAATATTGAATTATTAAACAGGTATATTAGTAAACAAAGTTGTTCTAAAAAATACTTTGATTTAATAAAATATATTTACACAAATGCCAGTTATATTGACTGTGATACCTTTATTGATATATATACTTCGAATATTATTGAATTAGATAGCATGGATAGAGAAATTATTGTTGTATTTCCATATTTGCAATTTAAAAAAAGTAATTTTTTTCTGACATTATATTTTTTATATTTATACAATGCCACTGTATCAAAAAAGATAAATTATGTGTTTTCATATGATTCTACACAACCGAGTGATACAATTGATATTTCTAAATTAGAAATCAAATTAAATAAACCTCCAATAATTGTTATATGTGATGATTTTTTATATACAGGAAGTCAGTTATCAGTTTCTATCGCGAATTTACCAATCATTTGTACAGAGACATTGGATATATATGCTTGTATTGTCGGGATGACCCAAAAATCACAGCAAGCCCTTTCTGATGAAAACATAACAAAAATTCAACTAGAAAACATAAAAAAAGCAGAAACAAATGGAAAAATTCAATGTTATTATAATGTTCATTTACCTAAAAAAAAAATATTTATAAAAAAAACGTTAAAGACTGTTATTCGAGACAAAATGATGGAAGATGGGGTATATAACGAGACAATTGAAGAAAATAGTCAAATTCATAATTATATCAATTTGAATGATATGTATATTCTTACCGTTAATAATAATAAGTTAATTGCCTCAAGTGAATTTATTAAACTATATTACAAGCTTGATACCACAATGATTTATTTATTTTTTAAATATCCTGATTTCATATCTACCGTTTTAACTATGTGTGTCCTGAATAATTATTCAAATAATTATACGATAATATTAGATAAACTGTTTTTGGATGACATTTTCAAAAAGAAAGGTAAAATAAAAAACATCGAGATTACTCAGGATTTATTATTTGATAAATCACAGAATCTAGAAGAAATAAAACAAAATATAAAAAATTCAAAAGATATTGATACGATTAAATTTGGTTGGGTGCAAAAATGTAGCGATTTTAATATGAATGACGTTACAATTGTGGATATAGATACAACAAACTATATTGAACTTATACAAGGTTTAAAACCAATGTTTGATAGTATTGACACTAGTTTGTGCAATGGTAGTATTAAGACTTTTTATAAGCAACCTGAATTTAATGAAAAATTTACTGAGTTGAGTAATTTAATTAAAAACATTATTACCGGTGGTGATTTTACAATAAAACGTCTTTATAAAAAACCAAAAAAATATAATAAATCAAAGAAAACTAATAAATCAAAAAAATATAATAAATCAAAGAAAGGTGTAAAAATATTACCATAATGTATATAATGTATTTTTTATTTGTATGTTTGATACTTTTTTTACAAAGTATACGCGCGTATAACTTAGATGAGGCGACCATCGCAGTATTTTTAAGCGGTGCCGCATATTGCGGGAAAGAAAATTATAGTAATATGACTTTACGTCCACCTGCAAATGAATTGGAAGTAAAGCGAATTATATATGATGTGAAATCGGATTTACAAGGATATGTCGGTGTAATTTCGAGTCGTAAAAATATATATGTGGTATTTCGAGGTTCATCTTCGGAATTGAATTGGATAAAAGATTTGGAAATCAAAAAAATCCCGTATGATACATTTTCTGATTGTAATTGTAATATTCATAAAGGGTTTTATGAATCCACTTTAGCCGTAAAAGATGAAGTTATCAAGGAAGTGAAATTATTATTACTAACACGACAATATAATTCAGTCATTGTGTCGGGTCATTCATACGGAGCTGGATGTTCTCAAATTATGGCGATGGAATTATTTAAAGAAAACATACCTGGGGTTCAAGTATATAATTTCGGTCAACCGCGCATAGGGGATACAACATATGCGAATTATGTGAATAAAAAAATGTCGAATTATTGGCGGTTTACACATAACAAAGATATCGTTCCACACGTTCCCACCATCAAATGTATAGATTATTATCATTCTTGCGGTGAGATTTTTGAAAATGAATCGGGTGAATTACGTGTGTGTAGTATGACTGATTGTGAAGATAAAACATGTGCGGACCAATATGAACTAAAAGAGACAAACGGCGATGACCACAAAGTGTATTTACAACATCCGCTTACATGTGAAAGTAGCACTATGTAAAATAACTGGGGTCGTATCGAAATAGAATAGGTTGATATAGAGCGGTTAATGCGTGTTTACGATGAATTCCTTCGTGAGATTTCATATATGATTTTACTTCTTCAATCGCCGAATCGCAAAACAATGTACATTCTCTTTTACTCCACCATAAATCGTTGCGTACATCTTCATTCATTTCACGAAAAGACGGTATAAGAACAGTGTATATAGTTTCGTCAAATTTTATATTTTTGGTCTTTTTTTGTATTTTTTTTTTCATATGGTTATACTAAAGATATATTTATTCTCCTTGTGAACAATAAATATAATGATATATATATAGCTAATGTTAGAGTGATGACCCAACTATTATTTTTGATAGCGATTTTGATACTATTTAGCAAAGCATATAGTGAATAATTCTATAAAAATATAACATCTACTTCATGTATATGTAGCACAGTACCTTGTCCAACCAGTGGTTATAATTATTTGACTACAGGCGGTGGCGCGGTTGGTAAATATTATTATTCATATCATAATGGTTATCCAGTCATTACATCCGCATCAATTACGATTACATCATCTAATTTAGATACAGGAACTGATACTACATCATGCACACAAGATTATTCTAGAATGTTAGATGATGATGGTATACAAAATTGCGATGCTGGTCATATTCTTGCGAATAGATTAGGCGGACCATGTAATCAGCCTATAAATATTTTCCCTCAAGACTCATCAATCAATAGAGGTGTCTGGGCACAATTCGAAGGAAATATTTATGATTGTATAAAAGGAGGAGCATCATCCGCTTCATTATCATGGACATTTTATTATGAAACAACCGAACATACTAAGCCATATAAAGCAACTTATTCAGCGACATATATAGGAGGGTCATGCGTAAAAGTATCCGAAACATTTAACAATTGAGACGATGAACGATGTATAACAAATTATATAATGTAATTTGTTATATGTAAATTTTATGGAATTAGATATCTAATGAAACAGTGTTCTTATCGGAACGTTGTTTTCTACGGCTGCGCTTAGGCATGTTATTATTTTGCATATCTTTTAATGAACTGATAGAAATCATCGAGTCATCGTCATTATTCACAGATTGTTCATGAATATTTACGCTGCGTGTTTTTAATCCAGACAAAATATTATCTATATCACTATTTTGTGGTCCGCGCATTTCAGGTCTAGCGGGTGGTCTCATGGTGCGTTCTTGTTGAGACATATCTTGATATTGACTATTTACGTCAACCCCTGATTCTCTAAACATCGCACCACGCGCCGCATTTATATCTTGTCTATTTCCAGGCGCTTCCGTATAAACCATTCCTGGTCTAGTAGGAGGAGCTTGATTTTTAGTTTCTACGGCGGCAGGAGGAGGAGGTCCGCGAGGTTTATTTGATTGTTCTTGCATCAAATTACTGGCGAAGGCAAATCCAGGTGATTGTTGAGACATACTATTTACAGTTGCGTTCGTAAATGCCTTCATTAAATCAGGGTTTTGACGGATTACATCATTGAAACCAGGAGTAGCAGTCGATAATGCTTTGTTGGTGAAATTTACTACCGCCGCACTAAAACCTAATCGCAATAATAAAGATAATTCAGGAGCCATTTTTCCACCTTTATATTTATCGTGTAATTCCGAAAAAATTTCTTCATAACTATCAATATCTTCACTTACTTGTTCTCCCCAACCATCTAAATTGATATCAAAAGGATTAAAAGCGGCATTTGCGTATTCTACTGAATTTACAAAAGTCATAAACCACCAACCTTGTAATTTAATACTATCCTTTTTACGTTTATCCTCTAATGCGGTTTCATATTCGTCTTCTACTTCTTCGTAGCTGGATTCTAAAGTAAAATGCGAATTGTGTTTAATGAAACCTTTTTCATGCCATTCTTCTAATTTTTTAATCATCATACGTTTTTTTCTTCTACGGTCTCTTTCACTTAAATTCATACCTCCGGTGCCTTTCTCTCCCCCAATAGGTATTTCATTCATTTTTACAAAACCATCCCAGGTCTTGGTATTACCTACACCTTCTACGGTAGATTGGCCTACTTTGGAATCGTTGAATTCGTTTTCTAAATTGATTGTCTTAGAAGCGGCAGAAGGTTCAGCACTTGTGCTAAATCCACCAAATAAATTGGAGGCAAACCCACCAAAGGAACGGGTATCATTGTTAGAGTTATTATGTGTAGCAGAATTACCTAATTCATTTAATTCATTTTCTAAATTATCTAATTCACCAAGTTCGATATTAATATTGTTGTTGGATGATGATTTTTTTTTATCATTCATTAATAATTCTATACCAGGTCCAAAATTGACGGAGGAACTAGGTTTTGAGGAATTATCAAAATCAATAGAAATAGGTTCTAAATCATTAAATCCAATATCAATGACTTCCATTTTATCTTATGATAAATATACAATTTTTATTTTTAAGTTCTCCGCAATGAATAATATATTCCAGGGAATCGTAGGTTCCCCCGGATGCCCCTCCCTTTTGTTTTGTGGAATAATATGTATTTTTTGCTAAATGGGGGTGGTTGGGTAGAATTATTGTAAATATTTATGGATATACCACATTCCTTGTAAAAAACAATCCGCTAAATCATCCTTTTTCTTTGTTTCTAAAACGTGTTTCCATTTTTTAAATTCTATATTTTGGTCTAATAAAAGAGAACATTTTTCAACACCGTCCTTTTTGTGCTGTTTATAATTTACATTCTGAATTACAGGTTTTTTGCTAGGTTCTCTAAATGTATTTTCTAAAGTTTCTGTATTTTTATTTTTTTCATTTCCTATCTTACTATTACCATCATCCACTACAATACCATGTACAACTTCCCCCAAGGATAAGGAGGGGGCGTCCGGGGGAACCATGGGTTCCCCGGAAAACTTTAATTTATTCACAGAGGAAACAAACTCTATATGAATATCTGTATTATTCATAATAAAATATTGGGCCAACATTCCCTGTATTGTTTTCATACGGTTCGCAATAGGAGAAATCTGGTTCTCAATAACAACGTGTGTAATATCGCGTATTCCTGCGATTTCATTCATTAATATTTTCATATTTTTTCCGATAACAATCAAATCTGTATCATTCGCCGACTTTTTCTTTTTCATTTGTATTGGTAAAAAACATTTTGTTTCATAATATTCAATAATTTTATTTAATAAAACGGGTTTTGTAAAGTTCTCTCCTGGACCCATTAAATGAAGTTGAAGACAACTATTGATTAAATCATTTACTTTCATTTTTTTGAAATAGGCAGGAGCATTTTGTTTGGAAGGTATAATATATTCATCGCTACTCTTGGCGTGTTTATCACAATAATAATGAGAACCTTTCATATATTTCGCCGTTTTTCCACAAATTTTAGCAGGTGTTTTTTTATTTTTCGCTTTTAGATAACAATCACAAGAAGATTTGGGAGCTTCTTCTTCCATTAAATTTAGAATATTCCAGTCTATAATAGAAGGAGGAGAACCAGGATTTAGTCGAAAAATACAATAAGCCATATTTTTGATGCCGATATCGAAACTGATTAAATTCATAAAAGTTATATACTTTAATCAACAAATATTATATTTATATATGTTAGATGAATAAACACATAAACAATTATACGATTTTTATATGTTTCGTTTTAATATTATTTTTGATATTTCCGCAAAGTATTATACAAAATTCTACGAATGTGCTTGCGACTATAGTTCAAATTATTTTAATAATTATATTTGCTGCTCATAATAAATATTATGCTTTGACTATTTGTTTATTGGTTATTTTTATACGAAGTTGTTCAAAGATAATAGAGGGGTCTGGTTCCAGCACTGTTCTTATTCAACATACATACGGTTTAGATAGTGGTAATTTTGATAATTATTTAACTGATAACCTTGCTACTATTAAGAAAATACTTGGAATTGATAAATTACCAGCTGGTCCGAAAGGAGATAGAGGAGATAGAGGTATTCAAGGTATTCAAGGTATTAAAGGTGATAAAGGTGATAAAGGTGATAAAGGTGATAAAGGTGATATAGGCATTCAAGGTATTAAAGGCGATAAAGGCGATAAAGGCGATAAAGGCGATAAAGGCGATAAAGGGGACACGGGGGCTCCTGGTGTCTCGAATATTCCAGGTCCTATTGGTCCAACTGGTGCTGAAGGAAAACAAGGTGTTCCAGGTCCAATGGGTGCTACTGGACCAACTGGTATTCAAGGCGCTGTCGCGGCAAAAGGTGATAAAGGTGATAAAGGTGATACAGGTCCAATCGGTCCTCAAGGAATTCAAGGTCCAATTGGTTCTCAAGGTGTTCCAGGACCAATTGGTGCTCAAGGAAATCAAGGTATTCAAGGTCCAACTGGTGCTCAAGGAAATCAAGGTATTCCAGGACCAATTGGTGCTCAAGGCATTCAAGGAATTCAAGGACCTACAGGTCCTGTTGGAGATCTTGGTCCTAGAGGTATAAGTCCTCAATATACAGAATTTACGCCTTTTTAGAGCAACCAAATTTAGAATACCTGGGTTTAGTCAAAATATACAATAAATCATAATTTAACAAATATTATATGAATATATGTTAGATGAATAAACACATAAACAATTATACGATTTTTATTTGTTTTGTTTTGATATTATTTTTCATTTTTCCACAAAGTATTATACAAAATTCTACTACCGCCATAGCAACTATACTTCAAATTATTTTAATAATTATATTTGCATCTCATAATAAATATTATGCTTTGGCGATTTGTTTATTGGTGATTTTTGTGAGAAGTTTACAATCAGTTATAGAAGGGGCTATAAGTCAAGATGAATGGAATCAAATTAACTTACAAATTAATAGTACTGTTGAAAGAACTAAAACGGACTTTACAGTTAACCCTATATTTAGACAACAACTTGTAAATATGTATAAGCAAGATTTAATAAACGGATTAAAGACTTCTCTACCCACTGGACCCGCTGGACCCACTGGACCCACTGGACCTGCGGGTGGACCCACTGGTCCCACTGGACCTGCGGGTGGACCTCCAGGACCTGGTGGACCTCCAGGACCTGGTGGACCCGCTGGACCCGCTGGCCCTGCTGGACCCGCTGGCCCTGCTGGACCCGCTGGTGGACCAACAGGTCCAACTGGTAAAGCATCAACTGTACCAGGACCACAAGGAGCACAAGGTATTCCAGGTCCAACTGGTAGTACAGGTCCAACTGGTGCAACAGGGGTTTCGAATGTTCCAGGACCAACTGGGCCTACTGGTAAAACAGGTAATACAGGAGCTGCAGGGGTTTCGAATGTTCCAGGACCAACTGGTTCTACTGGTCCAACTGGTGCTCAAGGAAATCAAGGCATTCCAGGCCCAACTGGTGCTCAAGGAAATCAAGGCATTCTAGGCCCAACTGGTGCTCAAGGAAATCAAGGTGTTCCAGGTCCAATTGGTGCTCAAGGAAATCAAGGTGTTCCAGGTCCAACTGGTGCCCAAGGAAATCAAGGTACTCAAGGCATCGCAGGTCCACAAGGTATTCAAGGAATACAAGGACCAACTGGGACAACAGGACCAGTCGGTGCACCTGGACCTAAAGGAGCAAGCCCTCAATATTCAGAATTTTCATCACATTAAAATATTTATATTTTCGCTCAATAAATATTTTATACCCGTATTATAATGAAAGGTTTGATCAACAAATTTAGTATTTTATTTTTCATAATCATTGTATTGTATGTATTATTTCCAAATATATTCTCCAACAACGTGAATACTATATTCCGTCGTATGATTGAAATCATATTGATAATTACCTATACGAAATTCAACATATATTATGGTTTAGCTATGTGTCTATTTATTATTTTAATAAATTTCCGTCATTCCTGTATTGAAAGGTTTGGTATAGATGATGAGTTTATTAAAGATGAAATTGCTAGACAATTAAAAGATAAAGTTGGGCCAACAGGACCACGAGGTCCAACTGGTGAGACGGGTCCAGAAGGTAAGCGAGGACCAGAAGGTAGACAAGGTGCCCGAGGTGAACCTGGTCTCGACTTAACCGACCAACCTCGTTGAAAGAATAACAATTACAATGATAGAATTGTAATTATTAGCGGTTCATAATTTATTTCATTTTACGTAAAATGTCTTCTTGCGTAATAACTGGCGAAATTTTACGAGCATTCAATTGTTCTCTAGATAAATATAACATTTTCAAATCACTGGAAGCATGACCGATTGGTTTATTATTATCCATGATTGAATTAAATAAGTAAGGGGAGGTGGCGGATTGAAGAGAATCTATAGTATTGATAGGAGCATCGGTATGGCGTTTAAAATATCCAGCGTCATTTGATGCTTCGCGGAAATTCCATTCCATAATCTCTTTGGAGTTTTCAGTTAGATATTTTCTATATTGCCAATTGGTTTGAATACCATTTCTATGAAGAAGTTCATTATTAATGATGGCTTCAGGTTGATGAGAAGATACAATCGAACGACCATCGCTCATAAGTGGCGGAAATTCAGGGTATTTATTATTTGTATTATATCCTAAAGAAGATTTTGGTATAGTTTCTTTAATTATTGGATAAGCAATATCAACATTGGAAAAAGATAACATTCTATTATATATAATATATAATAAAATATATTACATATAATTTACTTTGAAATGTTCGTCGGTTTATATTTCACTTTCTAACAATTTCAATAAATCATTCTTCTTCATTTTACTAGTATCACTCGATAAACCTTTGGTGATAACCAATGTTTTTAGAGCTTGTAAAGTCATTTTGCGATATACTTCTTTATTATTTTCAGCACTGGTAGATAATGTTTCAGTGGATTCGGTTGTTCCTAAATTTTCGGAGGGGTCTACTTTTTCTACCACAATCGTTTCAGTATTTACAAAATCTTCAATATGGTCCTCTTCTTCTAAATTATCAGTTTCATCTTCTATATCAGAATCATTGTCCATAGAATCAACAATATTATTTAATTCGATATTGATAACTTTGATTTCATTTGAAGATTCTTCACGCGTTTCATGTATATCTATATTTTCAATCATGACTTCTTTGGTCTCAACTATATGAACATCATCATCAGAGTCAGATCCAGAGCCACTATCATCGTCTGTTTCGGCATCACTATCTGTTTCACTTTGACCACTTGTATAACTAGTATCATCATCCGAATCAGAAATAACAATTTTATTTTCAACATTTATTTTTTGCGGAATACATTGAACCGATGTATTAATAATTTCATGTTCACGGGATAGAGAACTTTGAATAAATGCTGTTTTTAAGGCCGTTAATTCTTTTACAATATTATTAATGATTTCAAACATAGTATCATTTTTATGCTCTAAACTAATAATTTGTTGTTTAAAATGAAACACCAGCAACAAAATTAATACAAAAGTAATTCCTAAACTTATAAAAAAGAACGTATCGATATAATTAAATAATCCCATTTACAAAGTATCGATAAAATAAAAAAAATAAATGAACGAACATAATTTACTCCAGAAAAATATAATATCAGATATTATATAATATGGATAATACACCAAAATTTTCTAGTCCAGTCATTTCATCCCCTGAAAGTATGTTTAGTAATAAAAATTATATTATTATTGTCTTATTAGTTTTATTGATTTTATCCTTTTTAGGAATAAATGTATTAACCATATTTGGAAATTTAATTCAAACCTTAGTAAATATATTTGGTCCATTAGTTACACAAGTCTTATCTGTATTTGGTTATACCGCAGGAACATTAATTGATAAATCTGCTGACATAGTCACCGATACAGCTAAAACAGGTATTGATATTGCCGGAGGAACAGTATCGTCCATCGGCGATTTATTGAAAGACGCGAGTCGTCCAAATGTAGATGAACGTGCGAAACAACAATTAGACCAATCGATTAATTTATCATCTCAACCACCAAAACAACCAGAACCTGATACTGCTACCAACCCTATCCAAAAGCCAATTGCGTCTGGTAAATCAGGATGGTGTTTAGTAGGTGAATATGAAGGACGACGTGGATGTATTGAAATAGGCCAAGCTGATAAATGTTTATCAGGACAAGTATTTCCAAATCAAAAAATGTGTTTGAACCCTACATTAACACAAAACGCATAAAACCATAAACCAATAAAACCATATAAATAATTCATTATGTAGAACTATAATGAATTATTTATCATACCGCATAGGATTACATACGTTAGACAGTATAGAATGGATGAAAAATATACTATTGGATACTAATTTCATGAAACAACCAGTTGCTTTAGAAACCCACATGATATATAATGAAGTGATTGATACATTCAAAATGGTAACTAATCGTTATTTCCAAATAAAAGATGAAATATATTACACAAATGTGGAATTATTATTCAATCCAGAAAAATTATTGGACAGACCCATTTTGAAAAGGTGGAAGCCAAATTTTTGGTTTACGCAATATAATGAAGCCATTGAATTATTAAACGTATTTGAATATATGATATATGTAATTAGCAATGCTTCAGAGGATGAAATATTCGCAAAAAATAACTAATACAAATAAAACCCAGTATTTTGTTGGAGAGACGGAGATGTATTTATTTTACAATTTGTTTCTATTTTACCAATAGAAGTAGTATTACATATAACCCCACTCTGAATATTTGTAAAATAACTTGTATATATAGCGTTGTTGGGAGCACTATAATTCATATTACATTGTAATTTCACAGTATATACATATCCAGGTTGTGTAAACAAATGAATATTTGATATATTTAACATACCAATATATAATTCACCCGAATAACTCGTATATCTCGGATTATTTCCAGCAGTTTTATTTAATGAAATATCGTAGGTTGATGTATTTCCTATAGGAATATTTATATTAGGAGTATTTGATAATAAGACTTTTGAATCATTGTAATAAATATTTAAAGATATGTTGGATAAAGATAATGAAATATTTTGGAAAGAAACATCATATGCGGGAGAAGAATTACTAACATCACTTTTAAAATAAAGCGATAGTGGAGTATTAAAATTAAAGATTCGTGCGAATTCATCATTATTATTCACAATATATAGGGAGAATAAAGTAGTTTCAATACCATCTTTACATAAAATATTATTGATTGTCGAATATTTAGTATCTCGTGTATCTTCTTCATTTTGAATACCATAATTATTATTACGAGTAGCGTAGTTATATAAAGGTATCGTATTATCCTTGATTAAATTAATAATAGGACCAGGAACATCACTCGATGATGTGGGTATAGGAGTAGTATCAATATCACATACTGGAATAGTTCGTTTTATTACTGTATTTGTAATATTTCCATTAATATCCGTAGATGTAATATATGTATCAGGATATTTGATAACTGTCTCAGTAACTACTGGTATTTTACTATATTTTGAATCATTCTCAGAAGATACATACGCAATATTTTTAACAACAATATCATTATAAGGGTTCGTTTGAACATAACCATTTATCATTTGAGCCCATTTTTCGGCTTTTGTAAAATTATTCGTTTTCGTATTGGATTTCGCTGCGTTGTATTGTAATATTTCCGCTTTTCTACGCATATCGAATTGCATTTGACTTATATGTGGGTATTGAACATATGGAGAAACAGGATTATATCGATTTACTGGATTATTAAATAACATTTGTAATTTGCGTTGTTCAATAATCGCGCAATATGAAATATCAACAGTCGACATAAATAAATAATATACATATACTACGTATATTATTTATGAAATTACATCTTGGAAGAATACCACATATTCGATAAATATGAGTATCCGCCTTTGGATGTTTGACTTGCGTATAAAGAAGATGTTCTTGTATTTGGTCCACCATACATAATGGTATTAATTTCGAAAATATTTAAAGCGCGACTAAAATATCTTAAATCTGCTAATTTTCCAGGGAATCCACCATTTTGATTCACATAAATATCATTGTAATTTTGTTTTGGAACATTTTTCAAGACGATACGTTTCGTAACTGTGCCGTTAATGTATACATCTAGATAAATATTTTGTAAACGGATCATTACATTGACCCATTTTTTTATAGGAATATTATCGATTTTGATATTTTCATTCACATTATCAGGTGAAACAGTATTCATAACAACTAATAATTCGTTCTTTTTAGGGGTCAAATACAAACCAGGCGCATTATTCACAGTAGACATATTATTATCATCAAATAATCCATCGCCTTTAGTAAAAATATGTTTATATTTATCGTCAGTGCCTAAATCATTTAAATATATCCATGTTGACCATGTAAATTCCGCACCACTACTTTGATTGTTTGATTTCAAAATAGGAACAGAAGAAGTATTATTAGGGTCTTGTGAAATTCTTAGTGGAAAATTACCGTCAATCATACCTTTTACAACATATGGATCATTCGATGGTAAAGTAAAATAACTAACTAGCGAAATTCCTAAACTTAATAAAAACATGAATAAAATAACGATTAAGATTAAAAACGCGAATTTTGCGATGATGGAATTAGAAGCTGTAAATTGAGAATTAGCACCAGGTTCTTGTGAAAATGAATTTAAACCACTCGATACATTGTTTTTCATATTTGAAAAGAAATTACCAATACCTTGGAAAGTATTATTTGCGGTATTTGATATATTGTTTGAAACATTACTCATACTATTTTGGTCCATTTCTAAAATACTTATATATTATATAATAAGAACATATAACTATTAGATTATTTAAAATAATTTTACATTTGAATATTGAATATTGTCTTTCAAAACAGCTAAATTTGCGCTAAAATTGCCGAGACTGAATAGACCAGTGCTTCCATTACCAGTTAAATAATTATCCCAAGCAGTTTGAGGGTCAACTGGTTTTGTAAATCGAGTAAATTTTGCTAAAACCGCATCCCATAGAGTTCCAGCACCAATTTTAATAGGTGATTCTGCAGCGGAACCAGGTTCTTTTGCGTCGCCTGTTAATTTGCTTGATTTTACTAATTTACCGTTAATATAACAATCTACAATTGTGCCGTTTCCACTTCCAGCATCTACACTAACAATAATATATACCCATTTTTGTAAAGGGAAATTTTCAGTAATTACAATCGTTTGGTTTGTATTGCTTGTACTATTTAAAGAAATATCACATTTCAAAATAGCTCTACTTTGGTCTAAATAAAGTGAAATATTATTACTTCGGCTAAATATACCCTTTGATTTATTTTGATCCCACGAATTGATGTATATCCAAGCGCCATAACCATAACTAACATTCTGAGCCTTGTCTATGAGTGTTATATCAGGGTTTGAAGAGTTTAAATCCACTGATTTTAATATAGTTTTACTAGCGCTAATATAATTTACGTATAAATAATACACTAAAAACACGATAATTATTCCTAAAATTATTATAGTATAATTCATTATAATATATTATAATAATTTTTTTCGTAAATAATTATTCATTCAATGGTGGATTACTAAACATCAATAAATTATACATATTCACAATTTCTGTTTTCAATAATGCTTTATTATAATACATAATATTACAAATAGCTCCATCTAACCCGTCGTTCGCACCTAAAACAAATGTTCCAGATGTTATGTATTGTGGTGGTGTGGTTAAATTGAAAGTTCTCTCTAAATTGCCGTCAATAAATATATCCACCGTGGTAGAAGTATAATTGATTACGACATTGGTCCATCGTTGTCCCTTATTCTTGATTACATATTTATCTTCTCCAAAATAGATGCCCAATTTATCTTTTTCATCATCATTGCTCATATTGTTTATATAAACCAATTGTGGTTTTTTATCATCCATGTTGAATATATTGGTCTCTTTAGAATATGCGTTATAACTATTTGATTGAGGGTCTATGTATATCCACATAGATACTGCGAAATTTTGTCTATAATTAGTAGGGTCGTCAGTTTTTGCTTTGGGTAATTTCATGATTTCATTACTCGTTAACACATATTCTTTATTCAAAAAACGACTATCAGGCAATACTGATATACCATTTTGTTTCAACACTTTGGACACTAATTTGGGAACATAAATATAAGATAATACGAGCAATATTTCTATAATGAATAAAATATAAATGATATTCGCGGTTGATTTGATTTCCCCTTTAATATATTGAACCAAATCGATAAACAAACAAGGAATGTAAAATATTAAATGAACAAAAAATCCTAACCATCCTTTTGATTGTTTTAAATACATAGAGAACATTAAAAATATGATTGCTAAACCGACAATTACCATTAATGCGAATAAAAATATGGCGACATAACCAGCCATAAGTAAATCTTTGTATGTTAATTTAGTGCTAATATAGGTAATTGTTAATGCGAATATAGTTAATCCTACACAAATCATCATTATGTTTTTTTCATTACCTGGTGCTCCTTGACCTAATTTTGAAGCATAAGGGGATACAAAATAATATAACAAGCACAATGGAATAATAATCGAAAATGTAAACAAAAAAGTTTCCATAGAGAATTTCATTCTATGACGCGAATAATAAAAAAACAATACAGTAAATATGATTAATATTGCGAATGCGATTAAATATATAAAAAAATTATATCTTTCAAGAGAACTATTCATTAAAAACTGTACAAAATCCGATTCTTTAATCGTTTGGACCATATAATTCATATTTTCGCCTATAGATTTTAAAATATCCAATACCATAGATTTTAAATTATCCAATACCGACATAATATCTTATATTTACAAGATATTATTTTTTTATTTATAAATTTTCAATTGTTGTTTTTTTTCCGTGGCATTCTCTACACAAAGCGACTAAATTATTTACCTCATTCGATCCTCCGTATTCTAATCTAACTTTGTGATCTACTTCAAACCAAGCAGTCAATTGATTTCCACAATCACCACATTTCCAATTTTGTCCAGAGGCGACGAACTTTTTCTTCGTTTCACTAACGGAACGTTTGGTGCCTTTCTTTCCAGAATTCATCATTCTCGCTTCAGCTGCTTGTTGTTTCATAGGCACAATTGGATGATTATATCCTCCGCCGTGCTGATAATTGCTACCCCAATATTGGTCGTTCAATATGTTTTGTTTCGTGGTAAAGTCTAATATGGGCGATAAAATACTGGATGTATCTTTATCTACAGGCAAATATTTAATATATTCATTGGATGCGGAAAGCATATTACGAGCTTGTAATGGATTTTTTTTTATTAACCAATAAATCATCAATGCTCCGATAGCAACCCCAGCCATTTGATAGTATTTTTTCCACGATAAAGCGATTTTTAGATATTTTCCATCGCTGTATATATTCGCTATTATAAATCCAGTTATGATAAATAATATGATTTCAATTCTCATTTTGTATTATATTTATATTATCCATAGATAATTTTGTTGGCTGATATCATTCATAATAGACATATATCAAAAAAACGCATATTAAAATGAGAGCAATATGAATATAATGTTTACGCATATTTATAATATTACTCAAATATATTGGTTTGGGGTTATATTCCGCTTCATATTTATCTAAACCCGTTTGTAAAGAATATTCTTCTTTACCTAATGAAAAATTGTATTTATTGTGTATAAAATGAACCCAACGAACAAATGAATCGCGGTTGTCTAAATAAGGTGATACTGGATATTTATCTAACATATGACTAAATTTATTTCCCATTTCTTCATTTGGAATAAATAAAGGCATATTTTGTATTAAATCGTAATATTTACGCTGAGTTGTTTTGGTAGGATGTTCAGGATAAGACCTAGCAACTGTATTTAAAAAGAACCAATAATGAGGTCCCCAAACGGATGGGTCAAATAGCATTCTTGTATAATTATATAAAGAATTGGGAATATAATATTATAATACGACCGTATAATTGAATAATAGAATGAATGATAATTATTGTAATAATTGTGGAAAACAAGGACACTTATATCATCAATGTAAGATGCCTATTACCAGTATTGGAATCATCGTATTTCGATATAATAAAAATGTAATTGATGCTGCTGAAAAAATAGAATATTTAATGATTTGTCGCAAAGATACTTTAGGCTTTATTGATTTTATGAGAGGTAAATATTCCATCTACAATAAAGAATATATTGCGAATATGTTTAAACAAATGACTACGATTGAAAAACAACGAATCATACATTTAGAATTTGATGAACTATGGAAAGATATTTGGAAAAATGAGATGATTTCAAATCAATACAAAGTAGAAGAAATATTATCTAGAGAAAAATACAATACTTTGAAAAAAGGGATAACCAATAAAGATGAATTCTATTCATTACAAACCATTATTGATGAAACAAATCAGATTGAAATATGGGAAGAACCAGAATGGGGATTTCCAAAAGGACGTAGAAATTATTTGGAAAAAGATTACGAATGTGCGATACGTGAATTTGGTGAAGAAACTGGTTTAGATATTAGTAAATTGAAAAATATACATAATATATTACCTTTTGAAGAAATATTTACTGGTTCGAATTATAAATCATATAAACACAAATATTTTGTATCGTTTATACCATATGAGGATAGTATCAAAATAGATAAATTCGAAACATCAGAAGTTAGTAAAATGGAGTGGCATAATTATTCTGAATGCTTGGATTTGATAAGACCATATAATTTAGAAAAAAAACGGTTGATTACAAATGTAAATAACGCTTTAACAAAATATAGACTCTTTTTTCTATAATGATTTTGTTATTTATGGCGCAATAAATATATACATATATTTTAAATAAGTATATATTATTATGGAACAACAAATAGAAACTAAGAAATATTGCCCTGATGGAACACGCCGTAATAAGAAAACGGGTAAGTGTGAACCTAAAAAAGAAAAACGTGCTACGAAAAAAAAGAATGAGGCGGTTGTTGAAACAACTCCGCAGTTTTTAGCAGAGACAACAGAATCAGTGAAAAATACGTTGAATGACTTAGTAGATATTGTTTCAACTGAAGTCGTAGAACCAAAAAATAAAAAATATTGTCCGCCAGGAACACGTCGTAATAAGAAAACGGGTAAGTGTGAACCTAAAAATGAAAAACGTGCTACGAAAAAAAACATCGTAAATACTATATTAGAAAATCCAGTAGTCCAAAATTTAACAACATTTAAGCCATTAAATATTAATGAAAAGACACCGAACCCATTATTCGACGCATTGAAGGAACCATTTACAGAAACAAACGAAGAAGAAGTAATTGAGCCAGTGGTTGAACCAACCCCCGCACCAGTATTGAATATTGAACCTCTGTCTGAACCAACCAAACGAACCATTTCTATAACTCGAAATAATGATTTAATCAGAATGAATTTTGAAGAATTGAAACAGGTATTACTTTCTCTTTTACCACCAGGAGAACCTATGAATGAAGAATTCAACAACCCTATAAAAATGCGAAAAGAAATTGTGCGATTACGTAAATTAAAAACAACTGCTCCTGCTCCTCTACCAATCGAAAGTCCTATTGAAACAGTTCTTCCTCCACCAGTAGATGTCCTAACCGAAACAATACCTACACCCATTGAATCATTACCAATACCTATTGAACCAAAAGAAGAAGATTTTGAACCCATCATATCCAGCACTGATTTAAATAATAAAGAATTATTTGAAAAAGAAAAAGTAGAACATGAATCAAACCGTGAAAATAAAGAATATGATTTTTTATATCCACACATCAATGACCCCAATTTTAACGAAAAAATCGCCAAACGAAAAGAATTTAATGATACAAAATACGATGGAAAAATCAGAGATATAAAAACTTACGCCAACCAAGTATGTAAATCCCATTTTGAATTATTACCTCATCAATTATTTGTAAAAAATTTCCTCTCTTTAAATACTCCATATAATAGTTTATTATTATACCACGGTTTAGGAACTGGAAAAACGTGCAGCGCGATTGGTATTGCCGAAGAAATGCGATCTTATATGAAAGAAGTCGGTATTAAACAAAAAATAATGGTCATTGCTTCTCCAAACGTTCAAAGTAATTTTAGATTACAATTATTTGACGAAAATAAATTACAATTGGATAATGGTTTATGGTCATTGAATACTTGTATAGGTAATTCTTTATTGAAAGAAATTAATCCAACCAATCTAACCGATGTTCCAAGAGAACGTATTGTAAGTCAAATCAATACCATCATCAATACCTATTATGAATTTGTAGGATATATTGAATTTGCGAACTATATTCAAAAATATACGACGGTTCAAGAGAACAGTGGAATGTCGGAAGATGAAATTAAAAAAACAGAAATAAAAAATATTAAACGTGTTTTCAATAATCGTTTGTTAATCATTGATGAAGTTCATAATATTCGTAAATCAGATGATAATAAAAATAAACGTATCGGAGAACTTTTAATGAATGTCGCTAAACATACGGTTAATATGCGTTTGTTATTATTGTCTGCTACACCTATGTATAACAATTATAAAGAAATCATATGGTTAACCAATTTGATGAATATGAATGATAAACGTTCAACCATTACAGAAGACCAAGTGTTTGATAAAAACGGAAATTTTATTCCTCAACAAAATAGAAATGGAGAAATCATAGAAGGAGGAAGAGAACTTTTGGAAAGAAAATTAACAGGATATGTTTCATATGTTCGAGGCGAGAACCCTTATACATTTCCTTATCGTATTTATCCCGCAGATTTTTCACCAGAAAATACTCTTCAAAATATTACATATCCAGCCAATCAAATGAATGGTAAACCCGTAGATAAACCTTTACAATTTATACCTATATATACTTCTCAAATCGGTGAATATCAATCCAAAGTATATGATTTTATTATGAACAATTTACGTAATAAATCGATGTCGCGCCGAGATAAGTTTGGAAAAGAAATTATCATGCCTGATTTTGAAAATATGGAAAGTTTTGGTTATACTTTATTACAAACACCCCTGGAAGCATTGAATATTGTATATCCAAATCCTATGTTTGATGTTATCAATCTAAATGCTGAAATCCCTAACGATAATCAAGAAATCATTGAAAATATGATAGGCAGTAAAGGTTTGGCGAATATTATGAATTATACAACAGTAACCGTTCCTAATCCTATCAAAAACAATTATGAATATAAACCAGAGGTCATTCAAAAATATGGTCGCATTTTTCACAGTGAACATATTGGTAAATACAGTAATAAAATCGCTAGTTTATGTGAACGCATTCGCAATTCAACTGGTATCGTTATGGTATATTCCCAATATATTGATGGCGGTGCGGTTCCTATCGCATTAGCCCTAGAAGAAATGGGTTTCGGTAGATATGGAAGTGCGAAATACACTACTTCACTATTCAAAAAACCATTGAGTGAACCTATAGATGCGCGAACGATGAAACCTAAAAGCGAAGTCGCAGAAAATTTCAAACAAGCCAAATATTTGATGATTACAGGTGATAAATTCTTTTCGCCAAATAATGCGATGGATATAAAATATGCTACAAAATCGGAAAATAAATATGGAGAACTAGTGAAAGTCATCATTATTTCCAAAGCGGGGTCGGAAGGTTTAGATTTCAAAAATATACGTCAAAGTCATATATTAGAACCATGGTATAATATGAATCGTATCGAACAAATTATTGGACGTGCGGTTCGTAATTTAAGTCATTGTCCATTACCATTTGAAGAACGAAATGTAGAAATATATCTACACGCGACATTACCCAGAAATAATGAAGAACCCACAGATTTATATATTTACCGTTTAGCAGAGAAAAAAGCATTACAAATTGGTAATGTAACAAGAGTAATGAAAGAAAATGCGGTGGATTGTTTATTAAATATTGGTCAAACGAATTTTACAATAGAAAAATTAAATTCTTTGGTAGAAAATCAAAACATAGAAATCGCGTTATCGAGTGGTAGACAAATCAATTTCAAAATTGGCGATAAACCATTTACTGAATTATGTGATTATATGGATAATTGTAATTTCACTTGTTCTTCCAAAGCAGAAATACGCGAAGAAGACATTGTGAAAGATACATATAATAATGATTATATCAAAACAAATTTCCAAATGATTTTGAAACGTATTCGTCAATTATTTAAAGAACAATCCTTTTATAAGAAAGATTTTTTAATAAATTCAATCAATATTTCAAAACCATATCCAATTGAACAAATCTATTATACTTTATCGCAGTTTATTGATAATAAAAACGAATTTTTAGTGGACAAATATGGTAGAATTGGAACCTTGGTAAATAAAGGAGACTATTACGCATTTCAACCTATTGAAATAACCGATGAAAACGCATCTATATTTGAACGTTCTACGCCTATTGATTATAAACCCGAAAATATGGCGTTAGAATTACAAAAAAGGGCAAAAGAGAAAGATGAGTCAGAAGAAGAGAAACAAGACGAAGAGGACAAAATAAATGTATCCTATGATGATTTGATGAACGAAATAAGGCAATTAATCGATACAACATTAAGAAGTAATGATATAGATATTGAACCAGGAGAAGTGGATTGGTATAAACACGCAAATAAAGTGCTGACGAATTTAACAATGATGCATAATATATCACAGGATAAGTTGTATAAATATGTATTATTTCATTATTTAGATAACTTAACAATTCGACGTAAATTTATATTCATCAAAAAAATATATTCTGGAGAATATGATGAAAGCAATCTATTAAATAAATTGGTGAAAGAATATTTCGATGATAAAATGGTGGAAATCAATCAACAAAGAGCGATTGTTCTCGAAAATAAGGAACAAGTAAAGACTTATATTCAATCCAAAGAATTGAATACTTTGTGGAGTGAAGCGACCAAACTAAGTGAAAAACAATTATTTGAACAAGCGATAATGGATAAAATAATTATATCGAATATCGGAACAAAAATAAATCATCATATTGGGTTTATGCAGATTTTTAAGGGTAGAGAATTAACATTTAAGATAAAAGATATGACCCAAACACGTAATAATAAAGGTTCTCGTTGCGATAGAATGGGAAAGACCGAAATCATTAAATTTTTAAATCAAGTATTAGGAGAAAAGGAAGAAAAAATGTATACGAATGATAATACTGAAACCATTTTGAAAATAGGTATGTGTGTTATCTTGGAAATTATTTTACGACACTTTAATGATATCAAAAAAGATAATAAAGTTTGGTTTTTAGACCCCGAAAGAGCGATAAAAAATAATATTGTGAATTGTAAAATGGGACGCACTGGGCTTATTGAATGCGCCGAATTGTAATCTGCGGAAAAATTGAAATAAACAAATGATATAAATATTATTTTATATCATTATATTAGTTATAAAATGACCGATACGTTAAAAATCGAACGAAAAGACGACCAACAAAAAATTTATGGTGTGTATATCAAATCTATGTTAACAATGAAGGTAAGTTTATCTATTACAGAAGTGGGTAAAAATATTAAACAAAATTTAGAAAAATCAATATCCAAAAAAACAGAAGGCAAATGTATTGCGGAAGGATTTATTCGTCCAAATTCAGTAAAAGTATTGACGTATTCAAGTGGTAATGTGAATGGCGATTTAATCGAATTTCATACGGTCTATGAATGTATGGTGTGTCATCCAGTAGAAGGAATGTTAATTGAATGTCAAACAAAAACAATTACCAAAGCAGGTATTCACGCGGAAGTTATTGATAATGACGGCACAGTTCCTGTAACGGTATTTATTGCTCGCGACCATCATTTCACAGATAAATACTTTAGTACAATTAAAGACAATATGAAAATAAAAGTTCAAGTCATCGGTGCACGTTTTGAATTAAATGACCCATATATATGCGTCATTGGTAAATTAATGTTTGAAAAAATGGATAAAAATGTGGAAAAGTCTAAAAAACCCGCGATACAAATTTTAGGCGGAGATGCGGATTTAGAATTTGATGATAGTGATGATGAATAATTTAACAAAAACAATTTTTTTATATTTATAATATATATAAATATGGCTAAAACCAGATTTAGAAGAAAATCCCACAGCAAGAAAAACAAAACCGCACGTCGTCAAAAAAGACAGTCGAGAAGAATGAGAGGAGGAATGCCTATAGATAAGTCAGTATTAAGAAGATGGGCTAACCAACATCCAGATTGTGCTATTACAGTATCAGCACCAGGTCTTGATGTTGCACCAAAAACATTCTACGGCAAAAATATACAGGGTAAAGATTTCCACGCAGTAAAATCAATGGTTAAAGGTATGGAACGCGTACAACCACACGAAATTGCGTTTGACTCTCCATGTCCTACTAACTAAATTATTTACATTATATTTTTCCTCATCCCACTCGTATCGTCTCATTAAAAATAGGAAATAAATCTTTATCGTGTGTAATAATAATAATACATTTTTTATATTTTTTGAAATCCGCAATTAATTGAATGACTTCTTTCTTCAAAGCCATATCTAACGCATTCGTCGGCTCATCTAAAATAACGATTTGAGAAGGCATAACTAAACCGCCAATTAAATTTACGACTTGACGTTGACCGCCAGATAGGTTCTCCCCAAACAATCCCGCTTTTTTATTGTGTATATCAACATTTTTATATAATTCCTTTATTTTCGGGTATTTCATGATTATATGTAAATATTTATTACATATATCCAAATCATAGCAACCATACAGTAAGTTCTCTATAATTTTACGGTCAAATAGTTTCGAATTTTGATTTACATACGTAATATGATTTCGTATATAATTTCCATCAATATTCATAATATTTTCATCATCTATATAAATCGCTCCCGTTTCTGCTTTATACATTTTAATAATTAATTTTGCGATGGTTGATTTTCCATTGCCCGATAACCCAACAATCCCAATAATTTTATCATTCAAATCAAGAGTTTTATTAAATTTTTTCAAGACATAAGAGAACCCCTGTTTATATTTGAAATCCACGTTCTCAAACCTTATTTTATTAAACTTCAATGGTTTTTCAATATAATTGGTTTTCATAAATTGAGTATAATCTTCCGCCATATTTTGAAAATGTTTCACTACCGAATCAGACCGACCTAAAAATTCAATAAAATCGGGAATTTGTTGTATCATCGTTAACGACTTTTCACGGTATAATAATAAAATTGTGAAGAAAGTAATAAAGGTAGTAATGGTAATTTGTTTCGAAATCGTCATTTTAATTAAATACCATAAACAAAGAATAATAATGATAAACACCATCAGGTTCATAATGGTAGCGTGAAAATTCGTATTTGAATAAAATTTAAACGCGGTATCAATACTTTTATCGGTTTTACCAGAGAAAATATCAATCTCGTTAGTGGTTTGACCACGATAGATAATCTTATCAATATTATTTAATATTTCCACCAAATAGGCTTCATTATCCGAAACGAATTTTTCATATTCTTCATTGTG